GCGAGAACCAGCCGACATTACCGCAGGTCAGAGACTACTTTCCGAGATTGGAAACGTCTGGTCTGTCGAATCTGTCTTACGGCCCCCAGGTTGCTAAGTGGGCGGAGACGTACCAAAACATTTGTCTTTTTGAATGGCAGATTCATGCGTTGAGTGGACAACTTAGTCACGATGAAAATGGCGACCTTTTGTTTCGTGAATCTTTATGCAGTACGGCTCGACAAAATGGAAAAAGTCAAGGCGGCTTGTGTCCGCTTATTGGGTGGTGGTTAACGGACTTTGCCAGGCTTCGTGGCACTCCTCAAAATGTGCTTTCGGTTGCTAACCGTCTTGATCGTGCTGAAAGCATTTTCAATTTGTTGGCACCGATTCTTGTTGAGGCTTTTGGCGGTAAAGCGATGCGGACGTTTGGTCGCAAGTCGGTGACAATGCCAGACGGGTCTATGTGGGAAGTTCGTGCAGCTTCTCCGAACTTGCATGGTGGTTCGTATGACTTGATCGTTGTTGACGAACTTTTCAATGTGTCCGAGAAGTGTTTGTCAGAAGCTTTACGGCCGTCGCAGATTGCTCGCAAGAATCCCCTGCTGAGTTGCTGGAGCACGGCTGGGGATGAGTCCAGTGTGGCAATGATTCATATGCGTGAAACGGCTATTTCAGAGATTGAACGAGGCGAGCGCACACGACTGTATTTTGCTGAGTGGAGTATCGGCGATCGGGACTGGCGTAACCCTGAGAACTGGATTTACGCTAACCCTGCTCTCGGTAAAACGATTACGGTTGAGGCACTCCAGGCTGTGTCCAAGAAGGAGAGTTTCCTCAGAGCACATCTTAATATGTGGGTAAGTAGTAGAGGCAGTTGGTTAGAAGAGGGAGTATGGGCGTCCTGTAAAACTGATGACCCAATGCCTGCCGGTGGAGTGCTGGCCGTAGAAATGAGCATGGACACAAACCGTTATGTTGGCGTCAGATCGTCAATGTTTGATGGCATTGTGCACACTCATGTCGAGTTCATTGTTGATAACGAAACGGCTCTTTGGTCTGAAATTGACCGAGTCATGGACGACAAGCTTGTTGCCCTGGCTATTACACCGACGTTAGAAATCCATGCGCCTTTGCATTACCGTCGCCGCATGACTGTCGTCGGTCAGGCCGAAATGTTGAAGTGGACCGGCATTGCTCAAAAGATGATCATTGAAGGTCGTGTTAAGCACTCTGGTCAAGTCAGTTTGTCGGAACACATATTGCGAAGCGTTCTTGTTAAAACTGGTATGGGCGTCATGATTTCTCACAAGTCAAGTCCAGGTCCAATAGAACTTGCGAAGTGTGCAGTGTGGGGTATCGCTCTCTCTAGCAAATATCAAAATCGGGCTAAACCCATAATGGTTGTAAGGTGAACTAATATCGGCATCGTGTCGGCGGGTTCGTCGGGGACCCGTCGGCACTCCCCTGCAAAGGAAACCTAATGGGATTATTTAGCAAAAAAGAAGTGACAAAGGCGGCTATTAGTCCTATTCCTGAGGAATCGGTTGCAGCTGCAGTTGGCACCAATTACTACCGACAAAACAAAGCCCCCAACACGATCGGCAGTTGGTACACGTACCAGTCTGGCTTGGCTCGTAATCGTGCCATTTCTGTTCCTGCGATTAGTCGAAGCCGAGACCTTATGGCCTCAGTTTTGGCAAGCATGGAATTGAAGATGTGCACCGAAATTTGGAACGGCAACGAAATGGAAACTGTGCCGTTGGCTCCTCGCACCTGGCTACGCCAACTTGATCCCGAGATGCCTAACTCGTTCTTGTTCCCATGGATTTTTGATGACCTGTTCTTTTATGGCCGTTGCTTTCTTTACATCACCAGCCGAACAAAAGACGGTTACATGGCGTCCGCCACCCGTCTACCACAGGGGTCCATTGACACGGCCGACGCTGAGGGTCCAGTGTGGTTCGGTAAAAGCAAGGAAATCTATTTCAATGGTGGCGCTCTAGACCCTGCTGACGTTGTTCAGATTTACAGTCCTACGCAGGGCATGATTTACATGAGCGAACAAACCATCGCTACAGCAATCAAACTCTGTGACGCTCGACTGCGCAATAGTTCCTCGGCGATTCCGGCTGGCGTTTTGCGCCAGGTTGGCGGCGAGCCCTTGTCGGCTGAGGAATTAGGTGCTTTGGCTGAAGCGTTTAATGAGGCTCGGAACAGTAATCAGACTGCAGCTCTTAACGAGTTCTTGACCTACACAGAAACAAATGCGACACCGGACAAAATGCTGTTGATTGATGCAGCCGAATATCAGTCAAAAGAGATCGCTAACTTGTGCAATGTACCCCCGTATTTATTGGGTATTTCTACTGGTTCATACGCCTACACAAACAGCGCAGGTGCTAAGTCGGACTTGTGGACATTCGGATTATCAATGTATGCACAAGCAATTTCGTCAGCCCTCAGCCAGCAACTTCCTCGAGGCACCTATGTGAAATGGGATGTTGAAAAGTGGTTAGAGATTGACAGTTACATGGAAAAAGAAACAAAGACAGTTGAAGAAAACACTCAAGAGGAGTTGGCATGATTAGGTTTAGTTCAAACACTTTTGCTGTAGAAGCTGCAGGCCCTGACGGGCAAGATCGTCGCACCATCACAGGCGTCGCAGTTCCCTACAACACTTTCGCAACAGTTTCCGATGGCACGAACGTGCAGTTCGCACCAGGCAGTTTGTCTGTTGAAGGCAAAGCGCCAAAACTGTATATGTACCACGACTCAACGCAAGCAGTCGGTTTAGTGGCCGAGCGTGTTGACAGTCCAGAAGCGATGTATTTCACTGCACGAGTTTCTAATACTCGAGCAGGCGACGAAGCGTTAGTGCTCGCTTCCGATGGTGTCATTGACGCTGTATCTGTTGGTGTAAATCCAACAGAGTTCAAATACGACGATGCAGGCAACATGACAATCATGAAAGGTGACTGGGTCGAATTATCGCTAGTCCCACAGGGGGCATTTGCCGGTGCTACCATAAGTAAAGTTTCGGCGGAAGCGCCACAAGTCGAAGAACAAAAGGAAGAACCAAAAATGGAACTTAGCCCAATCGTTTCCGAGGAAGTCATTGTGCCTACCGCACCGATCTTTGCTCAACCCAAGCGTGAGTTCGCTATGCCTAGCGCATCCGAAATGCTCGCCGCTTACCACACTGGTGGCGACACTTGGCACAAAGTGAACGATGCTTTCATTCAGGCTTCAAAGCGTAATCAGACTGCGATTCAAGCGGCAGCTGGCGACATTTTGACTTCTGACACGCCAGGCTTGCTCAGCGTCAGCGTTTTGGGTCCCGTGTTCCAGGACCTTAATTACGTGCGTCCAGTCGTTAACGCTTTTGGCGCTCGAGCCATGCCGAACACGCCAAGTCGCCAGTTCATCCGTCCGACGATCACGACCCACACTTCTGCAGCAGTCCAGTCTGGTCAGCTTGACGCAGTGTCGGCCACCACGATGGTTGTTGCCTCAAACACGGTCACCAAGTCAACCGTTGCCGGTCAGGTCACCTTGTCACGCCAAGACATTGACTTCACCGATCCTGCAGCAATGCAAGTCGTGTTGAACGACCTCGCTGGTCAAGTGCTCATCAAGACTGACGACATCGCAGCTGACGCACTTGTTGCTGGTAAGACTGCATCAGGTTCAACTTGGACTGTCACGGCCGCCGATCCGACTTCGTTGTTCAGCTCCTTGTACGACGCCGCTCGAGAAATTGCTGAAGATTCAAACTTCTTCCCAACTCACTTGTGCGTGTCGCCCGATGTATGGGAAAAGTTGGGCCAGCAGACCGATGCTGACAAGCGCCCTGTGTTTGGTTACAACGCCAACGGCATGATGACCACCAACTCAATTGGTAACGTCTCTGGTCTTCAGTACACCAGCATGAATGTTCTTGGTTTGAATGTCGTCGTTGACAACAACTTCGCTTCCGGAACCATGCTTGTGGTTTACGCACCAGGCTTTGAAATCTACGAATCAGGCCCACAGTTGCTCAGTTTGGACAACCCAAGCACCCTCGGCAAGAACCTGAGTATCCACCAATACTTTGCAACTTTTGTCGCTAAGTCGAGTTTCATTCAAGCAATCACAATCGCCTAACTACTAGCCCGAAAGGCGGTTAGCCGATCATGGCTGTATACCAAGTCACATTCCACCAGCGGTTGGATAACTATGCGGTTGTGCAAACGCTGACGGAACCCGTTGTCGCTGTTGGGCAGTCAATGACACTCACTAGTTTGGGTCACGACCTGAACGGCAGTCATGTCATTTACGATCTGCCAAGTTATTTGTTTATTGGCGTTGACTCTGAAGGCGATCTCCTTTTTGATGTCAACCAACCAATCCCCAACCAAGTGTTGTTTTATGACGCTGGTGACGATCTAGACAGAAGTGCTGCGATCCCACAAGGCACGATGACTTATGTCGAAACTTGCACTTGGGTGACAGGCCCACAAATTGCGACCTATCTGGGCATCACTACCGCTGGTGATGAGACAGCCTTTTTGGCTCAATGCGCAGCTGCTGCGAACTCGTTCTGTTTTCGCCGACGTCAGGAATCCGGATACACGGACCAACTGACTGTTTCGCCTGGTGGAGATGTAACGCTCGGTACGCTCATGTATGGCTCTGCCCTGTACCGCCAAAGAGGAAGTGTGGACCAGTTTGCTAGTTTCACAGATATGGCGTCAGCGCCCACTGTAGGGCTCTCAGGCATCGTCAAACAGTTGTTAGGCATCAACAGACCACAGGTCGCCTGAGATGGCTTACACGGACTTCCTGAACGAGGCGCTAGATGATCTGGTCACTACTCTCCAAACTATTTCGGGTTTGCGTGTTGTTAATGACCCTAGGAACATTGCTCCACCTTGCGCTTTCGTTGATGCTCCGACCGTCGAGTCGTGGAACGGCAACATCGTCAAAATGACATTCCCTGTGACCTTAATCAGTAACGGCCCTGGCAACCTTGACGCACTACGCCAGCTCCTGTCGCTCACTGCTGAACTGGTCACAAAAGATGTTGCGGTTATGAGTGCATCACCAAAAGTTGTTTCGGTTGGTGGCGCTGACTATGCCGGATACGAACTTCTCATCCCACTACAAGCACAGGATTCATAATGGACAAACATGTAATT